CGCCTCAACCATCTCCTGCGGACTGAGCAAACTCCGGCTCTTGGCCTGTTTCTCGTCCACCAGTCGCCGCGCTTCCGCGATGACGAACTTTTGCTTCTTCGGGTAATCCACGTCTGACTTGCTCACCCCGGCTTCCCAGGCATTCATCGCCTTGGTGCGTTCGGTAACCAGCCCCTGCTCGCGTTGCTTGGCCGCGCGCCGTTGCGCCTCGGTCTGCTGCTCCGCTTGCTGCTTCTTCACCGCCCGCGCCTGCTCGAGTTCCAACAGTTCAGTGCGCCGCTTGGCCGCCCGGTCCTCATCCAGCAACCCGTCCGAAACCTGTTGCTCCAACTCCTGCAACTCCGATTTCAATTCGGGCGAATGAATCACCGATCCGCGCCGCGTCTGGATGTCCGCCAGCAGTTCCTTCAGAATCCGCTCCGCGTGCTCATCCCCGCGTTGCCAGCCTTCAATCAGGTTGACCGTGTTCGAGATACCGTCCTCGCCCACCGCCGCCCGGATCCGCTCCACCGTCTCCACCGCCGGCTTGGCCGCGCCCGCCTGCTTCTCCAGCGCGTTTAACTTGCTGAACGTCTCCCGCATGGCCGCCCGTACTTCCTTGGCTACCTGCGGAGGCACGGCCTTGATGACCTTTTGCCACTCCGGCCGCTTGTTGAAACTCTCTGCCTGCTGTTCCTGGGGAAGTTCGTGTTCCGTGGGGGCGTTGTCCTTGCCAGTGGTCGCTTCATCCTGCTCGGCCGCCGGCTCGTCAGACTCCGCCGCGTTACCCGCTTCCGCACCGTCTGCGGTTGGCGAATCCGCTGGCTCTTCCACGGCTGGTTCACCTTCCAGGGCATTCGCCCGTTCGTTGAATTCAGCTATGGGATCGCTTGCGCCTTCGGTGGATGACTCCGTACCGGCATCCTGTGCGGGGGGTGAATCCGCTGAAGCACCCGGTTCAACAGCCGTTGCTGTTGTTCCACTGTCTGCGGTGGACGACTCCGCGCTCACGTCCAAATCTGTTTTATCCATACGCCCTTATGTTAGTGGTGTCAATAATTCTTTGATGCGTCTAACTCTTCGGCCAAAAAAATCAGGCCCCCGCCGTTGCGGCCGCCTGCTTCTGTTGTTGGGGGGGCAATCCTGGGGCGCGAGTCGCCCCAGGTTGCAGTGTGTTGTTGGCCGGCTGGCCCGGCGGTAACGGTCCGCTCGGCTGTCCCGCCGGGCCCGGTTGGCCCGGCATTCCCATGGGCGCCATGCCCATCCCGCCCGCCTGGGCCGCTTGCTGAAAGATTTCATCCACATCAACCTTGGAATCGAGGATTCGCGCGTACACTTTCACCAGGAAGATTAGCCGCGGGTCGCCCGTCTGGATCGCCTGCACAATCAGCGGTCCGATCTTCTCCGCCTTGGCCGCTTCCAACGCCTGATTCGGCTTGCCGCTGCTCCCGGCTTCCACCTCCAGGTAAATCTCGTTGGCAATCTCCTGCTTGCTCAGGTCCGGCCAGACTGCGCCGCGCCCCACCAGCTTCTTGACCGTGGCACTGGTCATCTCCTGAATGCACATCTCGAACGTCATTTGCGCCAGCGTGCCCAGCAGCCAGTCCACGTCATCCGTGTTGCTCTGGTCGCCACTGATCCGGCTTCCCTCGGCAATCGCCTGCCCGGTCGCCGTCTCGTCGGTCCGTTGCGCGCCCAGGTTCGCCGGCTGCATCCCGGTCGCCATCATCAATTCCTGCGTGCTCTTGCCCGTGTCATACATCGCCGGGTCAATTGCCTGCATGGGTCCGGCAATGATGTGCTTCTTAATGTCGCCATCCGCCGGGAATTGCATGGCAATGGCATCATGCGCCCGCCGGGGGCTCGCCAGCCGGCCCAGTTGCCCGTCCACCAGCGCGCTCTTGTTGACCAGCCACCACGGCCGGTTGGCTACTCGATGCTCGCGCAAGCCCTGCCCAGCCGTGTTGATGTCCCGCTGCATCGGCATGGCCAGGCGCACATCCGACCGCGGGTAAATGGTCACATCGTTCTGCGGCTTGTTCTGCTCCACCACCTGCACGTTGAACACCAGGGGAACAATCGTCCAATAGCGGTTTACCGCCGGCTCGGCTTCCATGGGCTCACGGATGAAGTCTTTCACCCCGTCAATGACCGTGTAAGTCAATCCCGTTGGCTTGTCCTGAATCTCCCAGACACACACCTTCGAACATTCCTTCTGGTCCGGGTTGCGCCGGCCGGCATTGCTCACCGGCTCGCCGGAGTCGTCGTAAAGCACCGCGCCGGCATCCTCGAGGCTGATTCCATACGTGGCTTCGGCATCCTTCCGTTCCATCAACATCTCGTGACAAATCCGCTTCGCCCCGATGAATTCCTTCAGGCACTTGCAGTTGCGGTCCACAATGACGCTCGTGGCCGGCAGGAAGTCATACACCACGCCCTCATTCTCGAACTGCGGTTGTTCCGCGGCTTCCAGTTCCTTGGTGATCGTCTGCAACAACAGCCGCGTGGTTTCCACCTCGGCACTGTCCGCCTCCACCTCGTCCCGCGTCATGGCGTCCAGCCGCGCCTTCAACGTGGCCAGCTTCTCCCGCATCCCGTTCACGTTGGCGCTCTGGGTCGCGTCCATGGGCCGTTCGTCGCGCCGATACAACACCTTCACGTAACCCACCCGGCTGGTGATGACCTGGGCAACCAAATGTTTCATGCTCACCAGGAATTCCGGGGATTGACTCCGCCATTGCTGGCTAATCAACAACCGCGCGGTGTCCGCAATCTTCTGATACAACGCCTTCTCGGCCATGCCGCGTTCGTAGTCCTGCACGATCCGTTGTGCCATCTCGATTTCCGGGGGTGGCCCGGCCATGGGCATCACCCCCGCCGCCAGCGCCTGTTCTGCCTGCTGCAAGATGGGTGTGGCCGCCTGCAGGATGGCCTTCGCGCCGTCAATGCTCTCCTGCTTGCCGTCCCACACCTCGAAACACATCCGCTCCTGCACCTTGGCGTCCGGTGTCGGGTTCTTGGCGTACAAACTGGCCGTCTTGCGGTTGTTCATCTGCTGCATGACGTCACCCTTGTAACGCTCGTTGAACCACTCGGTCACCGCCTCTTCGCCCGGCCATTGCTGGCCCGCCGCAAATTCCTGTTCCTCCCGGATGCACTTGAAGATTGGCTTCCAGAACTCGCGTTCCTCAGTCACCCACTCGGTCAACTCTTGCACCAGCGCCGCGCGTGGCTTGTCCTGGGGCTCTTGCGCCAGCGGATTGGGCGCTTTGCCCGTCATTATCACTGCGCCGGCTGCCTTGATCCGGTCCACAAATCCCATGGGTTGAGTCGTTGTCATTGCCATCCTTTCTCTTGTTCCTTGTCCTGGTCCTGCCGGCCATACGAGTGCCAGGCAAACGTCCCCTTCTTCGGCACGTCACTGGCCCGTTGCCCTTCCGGCAGTCGCATCTTGTCCATGCCCATGCCCAGCATGGCCAGCGCCGCCACGAAATCATCTTCCGCCCCGGGAAACTCCAGCAACTGCTTCAGCGCCGCATCAAGCTGACTCCAGCCGATGGGCCAATACACCTTGCCCATGGCGAACAAGCCGCGAATCGAAGCCGACCGCTGCACCAGGTCCTTGGTTTCCGTCAATGTGTCGTCAATCCAGAAAAACACCTTCTCATCCAGCATCCGCCGGTTAAGAAAGGGCAGGATCGAGCCACTAATGGCGTCACGCGCTGCCCACCACGCCGCCGGCTTGAATTCCTTCACCGTGCTGAACATCTCGTCGGCAATCTCGTTGGTTTCCGCCCTACACCACCACGTCTGCGGCGAAATGTAGATGTCCGAGTCCGGGCTGATCCCCACCTTGAGAATGCAATTCTTGTCGTTCTTCTGCTTGATCCGGTAGGCATGGTCACTCGCCACGTAGGGCGTCAGCAGCTTGGGCGGGTTGTTCGGGTCGTAACGGTTCTTCAGCCAACGTGCCTTGAACCATGTGCCCTCTTCGGGCGTCGGGTTGCACTGGTCCTGCGTTGAAAAGTCCATCCGTTGGATGTCGGATGTGTGCTCCCGCTTGGCGATGTACCACGAACTGGGGAAACGCTCCGGCCAGCCGCTTTCATCCTTCTCCCGGCCCAGCGGGTCCACGTCCTTCCCCTCGCTCAACGCCGGGATTCGAATGCGAACGAATTGCTTGGCCGCCCGCTCGTCATAGTGCGGGTTTGTCGGGTCAAACAGCCTCCCCTGAACGTCGTCCGCATGGTTGCGCGTGCCGATCATCAGCTTCCAGGCGTCCGCACTGTTCAACCGGGAGAAACAGTCCATGATGACGTTGCGATACGCCGTGTCCCGCTCGATCGCGGATACCGCCTGATCGCTTGACTTGAATAAGTCATCTATCACCAGCCCGTAACCGCCCACGCCGCGCGGGATTTGGCCGCGCCCGTAGAAGTGAATGCGTGCCCCGCCCACCAGTTGCAGCCGACCGGCCGCCTGGGAGTCGTTCCGGAGTTGCGCCAGTGGATCATGCCCAAACGTCAGCCGATAACCCGGCCCTAGCATGATGTCCCGCACCTCGCGCCCGTGCTCGGTCGCCAGTTCCGCCGTGGCCGTCACCACCAGCAAATCCATGCCGGGATGCTTGCCCGCATACCACGGCACGAAGTTATGCACCGCCAGCGTGCTCTTGCTCCACCGCGGGGGCGTCTGTATCTCCAGGGCCTTGATCTTGCCGCTCTCCAGGTCCTCGAGCCGATCGCAGATTAGCTCGTGATGCTGCTTCCACTGATACTTGCTCTCCCGCACGTTCCACGGGTCGTAAGGTGCGGGCGCATTCAGCTTAGCAAACGCCAGCACGCTCGTGCGCGCGGCTATCCCCATCAATCCCCGCTCCAGGATTAAGTCGTCGGAAATGGCAAGTGACATGATGGCCAGCAGCAGGATCATTTGGCCTTCACCAGCCCGCGCTTCGCCGCCAGCGCCAGGCATTGTTCCGCCGTCAAGTTCTCCATCTGCACCGGTCCACCCTCCGGCCCGCTTACCTCATGCTGTTGCGGATCGCGCCAATGCTCCGGATCCCGGTTTTTCAGGAAGAAAATGGCCGCCGTGGTGTCCGGGGGGAAACGCTCGATATACGGATGCTCGTAGGATTCGCCGTCGCATTGGAAGATTTTGACCGCCGGCAGGGTGAAAGCGCCGGTCGCCCGCTTGAACAAGGAAGCCGCCACCTCGGCATTGGCAATCCGCTTCCCCTTTTTTATGGCCTCCAGAAACTTGGGGTGCTTGTGCTTCCAAACATTGAGGGTGGCTTCCGAGATTTCGAAGACTTCTGCCAGTTCCTTGTCCGTACAACCATTTAGACAATGCTTATACGCCATCTCCGCGAAGGGAGTCCGATAGGAAGAAATTCGCCCACCCTTGTTTTTAGCGTCGGGTGTTTTCGGCTGACGATGCCGGGCACTGGCCACGGCCCAAGTTAGACACGTCTAACTTTTGTTTGCAAGTGAAATTTCACAAACTATTTCACAAGCGGCACAATGCCTTGCCCGTCTTGCGTAACAGCCGGTCGTAACCGATGCACTTTGACCATTCGCGGCCATCCACCACCACCCGCATTGATCCACGCCGCCTCCGGGAATGGAACAGCACCAGTTGATGCGTCACACAGCGGCGATGATCCCGAAACGTCCACGTTTCGATTGGCGTTTCATAATCCAGTGCGGGAAGCAAGTCCGGCATCGGTCCAGCCATACGCTTTCGCTCCTTGGCCGCGTGCATCTGCGCCGATTTCTCCCGCGTCATCTTGCCGTAACGCCTCATTGATCTACAAAGGTTTATCTGCCCGCGTTTCGCATATTGCGTTGTTAGCCGACTTGAGCACGCGCACTTCTTCGCGCAGGCGTTCAAGTTCTTCGGCTGTGATTGGAAACCATCGTTCAAGGCTTGAGTTTGCCAGCCACGCCTTGCCTATTTGTTCCGCCGATGGTGCGTATTCACACGCGGGGCATCCATCGTGATGGAAGTGCAGAGGCTCATGGTGTTTGCACACAATCTCCGCACAGACAGAGCACTCCCCGTCTTGGCAGTGGTTGAGCAGATGTTGGATTTTACTATTTGCTTCGGCCAGTTCGCTTTCGAGTCGGCTAACAACCGCATGGAGCGAACCGCCGTTGGCGCTGTCAGTGTTATTCATGGTTTTTGGTCGGCGGTTCGCTCATGCAGACGTTCAGCCAATAGAGAGGCACGCCGGGTTTAAGACGCCTCCAGATTCATTGGCTCGTTCGCCTTCGTCGCGGATTTGCGTTTTGAGGTTGTGCCAGAGCCGCAGGGCTTCGCCGTGTTGCCAGACTTTCGAGAGGATGCCGACAGCGCACCCATACATGAAGCCGGTGATCCCTTCACTGTCAGCGAGGTGCGAGCATTCATCGGCGATGTCGGCGATACGCTCACCCTTTGCCATGCGAGCCTCCATCAGTCGCGCCCACCGTTCCGCATAGGACATCACCGCACCTCCGTATCCATCGCTGTTGACCTCGCAGGATTTCTTCCAGCCTTCAGGGTCGCGGAGCGTCATGTGTTCCGGCGCGCCTGCGAGCATCGAGTTGAGTTTGTTTTCGCGCTCGCGCTGCTTGCGATCATATTCTTCCTGCTGCCGCTTGTATTCGGGCGACGCGACATATTCGGCGTGACGGCGTTCGCACTCATCCATGTAGCCTTTCGCGAGAGCAGCTGGGTCGCTGTCCGGCGAGGCGATTATTTTCTGGTCGTTGAAGTCGAACTCCACGTTGCAGCGTTCGATCTTCGCCATCTTCACCGCCTCATCACAGGCGGAGCGGATGTTGTTTCCGGGTGAGACTTCGAGTTGTTTGGTTTTCATATTATTGGCTGAACAAGGCGCTGGACCGAAAGCGGCGGGCCACGCCAGTTGTGTTATTGCGAGTCACTGACCGCCGCTTCGGTCAGCTTGCTCGTTCAGCCACACGAGTTACGGCTATCTTCAAAGCAGGGAGATGTGAGCCACTCCTTAAATGTGAGGTCTGGATACGAGTCCGCGCACCTGGCATACGCATCCCATCGCCTTCGGTCTCTGAGGGTCGCGGGTCGTGTGGCTGAACCACGCGCTCCAGCGAATAGAGGCTTGCCGCAGTGCCAGCACTTCTTGTCTGTCGGCATCGCATTTTCCATTTCACAGTTTTTGCACATCATAACGTTCGCCTCTATCGCTGAGCTTGGTCGTTATGCGCCCCAGATTCCGTCTGGGTGTTCCTGTTTTAGTGCGCTCATATTTGCTCGGATATAGTTGGCCACGGGGCACAGCTTGTCGTCCTTTTTGCCATTCGACCATAGCCAGTGGAGGTATGCCGCAGGCACGTCCTGCATCGGCTCGCCTTTGTGTTTTCCGAATGGCATTTTGTCAGTGTCCGTCAGGGTCATAGGGTTCATTGGTTAGCCAGTTTTCAAGTGGGCAGGTGTTTGGATAGAATTGTCCGCACCGGACGCATCGCCAGCCGTAATACTCCTCTTTGAAGTCGTGCGTGGCGCATAACAAGGGCATGGAGCAGACGCTTGCGGGCGCTGGCGGTGATTCGGGAATGTTCGGGTTGTCCATAGTCAGTGTGGGCGCTGCTCATCGCCCGCGTTAGGTAAATACCTTCCAATTGTGCTCGGCCATCCTCGCAGGACTCGTTTTGACGCGCCCCTCGGTCTTGGCGCACTTCACGTCCGCCATCACGCGAAAAACCTTCCCAGCGTCAGCCTTGGAGCGCGACACCCACTTCCCGGCGTCGTTCACCCATTCGCTTTCCAGAACTTCCTCGGCCAGCCGCACGGCCTCCAGGCAACGCTCCGCCAGGATCGTGTGTCCGTTCGTTTTCGGCTTGTCCGCCTCCCCACCGTCCGCATCGCGCTTGGAAGCTTTGTCGGAGCCTTGTACTGACACTGACACTGACAAGGGATGTGACTTGGCCGTTACTGGATGCGTTACATCCTCCTTTTCCCGCTTCCTTTCCCGGAAGTCATCCTGCCGTTTCGCATTGTCAATGCGCTCTTTATGCTCTCTCGCCATGCGCCGGTTCACCACCGTTACTATCCCGTTACTGTCCGTTACGCTGGCGGTTTTGCACAACTCGAACTCGTTCAATGCGCCTGCCATTTCGTCCGTCGAGCATCTAGCCAAACGCGCAAGTTGTTGCGTGTTTCCGCAGATTGCTCCGCACCGGTCGTTCTCGTGCATGACGCACAACAAGTCCATCCAGATACCCCGCGCCGCTGGACTCAACATCCCAACGGCCGGGTCCTTCATCCACTCCCCCGTGTAAAAATGTATGTAGGGCAGCTTCATCGGCTGTTGGGCTCCTGATACGGCACGCCGCACATTTCAAAGACATGCTGCTCGCTGGTCGCCTCGGTCACCGTGCCATCGCTCCACGTCACGCCGCTCCCGTAGGCATTGAGCCGCGCCCCGCGCGCCTGCGCCCCCATGGTCAGCTTCAAATTGGTTTCCTTGCTTCCGGTCCGCACCACCAGACTAACCCACCAGTTGGCCAGCGTTGTGCTAAAGAAGTCCACCGGGATGCCGCTGGCCGTGTGGATCGCCAGCTTGTTCTTCGGTCCCCAAGTAAACGCTCCGGTCACACTGGGCCGCTTCTGCAACTCCCCGTGCGCCAGCATCAACCCTAGCTTCTCATGCGCCAAATCCATGGGCTCACTGGTAAACATATCCACTTGCCGCGATTCCAGTTTCGGGATTAACAACAGTTCGATGTCGCCCACCTGGTCCTTGCACCGCCGCAATGACCCGGCAATTTCGATGCGCTCGCAAAACGGTTTTAGCGACTCCAACAGCGCCAGCGCCACCGGCACTGCTTCTTCCGCGTCAAATTTCTGTTTGCTCATTCCCGGTCCCCCGGCGGCAATGCCGCATCTTGACCGGACAATGGCCGATTCACCACCAGCGCCGGCCCTATCGGTGGCCGTGGCCGCGGTCGCCGCTCCCGGATCATCCCCCGCAACCGCTCCACGCTCGCGCCTGGATCGTCACAGTTCGGGCAAATGCCATTCGGCAACAGTTCCCCACGGCACTTCACGCACCGCGCGATGACTCGATGTGTAATCATTGTGAATAACTATCGTGGCTGTGAATAGTTCAGGCGCAGCCGGGCGGACCGCATGGCGCGCAGCGTGGCCGCCGCGCCGCGCGCCTTGGCGGCCCAATCCCATAGCCGCGCCCGCTCCGTCAGCGTGGTGGCCGCGTGGCCCTTGCGCACCCAGTTCTTGGCCGCAATCTCCAGCCGGTCCGGCTCGCTCGCCTCCCACGCCGCCAAAGCGGCCCGGCTCATACGTGCTTCTCCCATTCGATGCACGCCGCCACGATGATGGCCAGGTTGCGCCGCAGCTTGCGCCGCATGTAAACCTCCTGCTCCGGATCCGTGATCCGCATGGCCTCCACCACGTCCACCTTGGCCAGTTCGATGACATGCAGCCAGTCCACGTCCAGCGCGAGCTGGGCGGTGGCGTCGGGTAAATCCCCGAACAACTGCAACCGCTCCGGCACATCGGACCGCGCCGCGGTCGCCACCAGCTTGGCAAATGACTTTCTCACGGCTTGCCCGGCCATGCCGGTATCTCGGTTTGCGCCTGGATGATCGCCACCACCGCTGACACCGCATCGCGCACCAACACATGCGGCGTGATCGTCTCATACCAAAGCCTGATCTTCCGCTCCGTCATCCGGTATTTCAGCCGCGCCTCTACCTTATCGCCAGGAATGCCGTGGAATATCCGCACTTGCGCCACAATCGCATCCGGCAGCTTCACAATGCCCGCCTTGGTCGCGCCACTCACGTTCACCACCTCGTCATACATGAGCTTGGCGCCGCCGTCCTTCAGCCGTTCCACACTCTGCCACGCCACGTCCTGCTTGCCTTCCAGCGTCAGCACCAGTTCCAACAGTTCCGCCCCTTTGGGCGCGACAATCAGGTTCTGGTGTTCCTCCAGGAACTCCGCAAAGTCCAGTTGCGCCATCGCCACCCGGTTGTGTTCCATCCAGTCATTCCATTCCGTGGTCCGTTCCAGCGTGAAGATTGCCCGATGGCTGCCATAGTCCGGCTTGTCCTTGCTGTGATAGTCAATGATCGCCGTGAATTGCGCGCCCGTGTCGCTAACGCTGGCAAACATTACCGTGGCCGGCGTCTTGAACCGGTTCACGTATTCAATGAAGCCACGCACCTCCGTGAACTGCGGACAACTCTTGGCCCGCGTAGGCGCATAGAACCGGCTCACGTCCTCCACCTTCATGGTGTTCGGCATGGTGATAAACTGATCCTCGCAATCATCCACCCGGAAGGGCGTTGTCAGTTGGCAAATCTTCTCAATGGTTTCTGCTGTTATCATGGTTTTGTGTGTTGTGTGTTGTGGTTGCTGTCAAAAGGTGCGGTCGTTCATTGCTGAATTGGTTTCCCCGGACCGCGCGGGTAGTGGCGCTCTAGCACCTGGGGCATTCCTGCCGCTGGTGGCCACGCTGGTTTCGCATTGTGGTATGTGTTGAAGTCACTGTTTGCTGATCGCCGCCGCCTTGGCCGGTTCATCCTCCTGGACTCCGCCCTTTACCGCCGTCAGCTTCATCTGCAACTGCGCCGGGTTGTCCCGGAGCAATGCCCCCTCGTGGAAGAAGAAGATGGAATTGACCTTCTCCGCCTTCGGCAAGGTCGTGGAAATGTCGTCCTCGATGACCACCGCCACCCGGCTCTTGCCGCCGGCCGGCTTGATGGTGAGGCTAATCTTGATCTTGCCCGCGCGCCCGGTCAGTAGCGCCGCCTCGGACACCTCGGCCAGTGCCGCCGATAGGTCCTCGATCGCGCCGCCTTCGCGGTGTTGCGTCAGAGTGTTGATGAATGAATTGTTGATGCTCATGTGTTTTGTTCTGGTTGTGGTTTACTGGTGAGTTACGCCTTGTGCTGGCCTTCCACCCCGCGCGCCTTCCGGTCCGCCGTGCGCTTCTCGAGCCACAACAGCGCCGTTTCCAGGTGCGTGGTGGCAATCGCATTCTCCCGGCAGGGAAACTTCGCCTGCAGGCTGTTCATGCGGTCCACCAGCATTTTAATAACTTCCTCGTTCGTCGTGCCGTCCCGGACCGTCTTGAGTTGCCCAGTTGGGCCGATTGGGTCTTGCTCCTTCTGAATGAACTGGATCACTTGCCCGGTCTTTTCCTTGTCCTCAAAGTTTTCCAGTTCGTAACGATGTCCAACTAGCAATGTTCTCATGTGTTCTTTCTATGGTTGTGGTTTGTTTCTCCTAGGCCAGCGCCTCGATGTAGCGCGATTGCAGGAATTGGGTGGCGTGCTCCAGGTCGCAGAGCAAGCGGGCGATGTCGGGAGACATCGCCCGCCCTTCCTGCCCCGCAACCAGCGCCCCACCGGGCGCGAAAGCGCGGAGGGTGGACTGTAACGGCTGTTGGCCAGCGGTCAGTCCACCCTCTTGAACTCCGGTTTTATCATTATGTGGGAGTGAAATGGTAGCAGGGGAGGGAATTGCACCCCCGACCTCCACGTTATGAGCGTGGCGAGCTTCTCCTGCTCTACCCTGCAAAATCTTGTTCATGGTATGCGCCACACAATTCCGCCACTCGTCCCGTGACCCTTGGTGCGGGGACAATACCCGCACTTCACAATCTGCCGTGCCCGCGCCAGGCGCTGATACACCGGACCAAACGCCCGGTCGTCATGTGGGATGATGCCCGACTCCCGACACGCATTGGTGATCGCCTCGCCGCTGGCCGGACCGCGCGCATTCAGGTAATCCAGCACAAACGCCTGGGCCTTGGCACTGAACTGGGCAAAATACTCATTGGCGTTGGATTCCACCTGCGCCTTGGCCTGCTCGCCGCGCGCCCGCGCCTGATCCAGCGTCAATTGCGTCTCACAAATCATCGCTTTGCCTCCAATGCCTTTGCCAGCCGAATGACATGCTCACACCGCTGGGCCGCACGCCAACTGATCCGCACGCCCAGCACGTCACCAATACACCAGCACTCAAAAGCGTGCTCGATGTGCCAAGCCAGGCTTTCCTGGGCGCTTTCAATGATCTTCCTCATATCGCCGCCAGCCTCCTTTCCAGTTCGTCCAACGTCCCGTGGCCCTTTTGCTCGGTCCGCCAGAAATCGCTCCGCTCCCAATCCTTGGGCCGCCCGTGCGACGTGGCGCCCTTGACGGTTTTCACCCCGCACTTGGTCTGCCTGCGCGTAATCTTGGCCGTGGTTTTCATTAGAGAGTTTGTGGCCATGATCGGTTAACCCCACCCGACTCCGCGGCTACTCGGCTATTTCCCGGCATTCCAGCCGGTATCTCATCGCATCCTTCGCCTGCCCGTGGTGATTGCAGGGTTGCAAGACCCTCGCGTTTATCGCACGTCACAACGGTATTTCTCTCAGTCCCAACGCTTGCACATTGCATGGCCACAAAATTATTTGAGGAACACCACGATGAAGAAGAACACCCAGCCAAGAGAGCCGGCCATGAGTGCCACGCCCAGCCGCAATTTTGTGTGCTCCAGTTCCGCCAGCAGCGTCAGCTTGCTCGGCAAATGCCGGTCCACATCCAGAAACACCTCGCGCCCCGGCGAATTCAAATAACGCTCCTTCATGCTGCCCTCCGAATGCTGATCGCCCGCCGTTCGTTCAGGCGCTTGGCTAACACGTCACGAATAAGCTGGCCCACCTCGAGCTTGAATTTGCGGCTCATCATCGGCAGGAGTTTGCGCACCACCTGCAGGTGTGCGGCCACGCTGGCTCTGGTGTAGCCACTCCCGTAATCCCGCGCCGACCAGCTATCCGGCAGCAGCACGTCCGCTTTCCAGCAAGCCAGTTGCACGGCTGAGTCCCGCGCCAGGTCCTTGATTGTCATAATAATGTATGCACAACAGGCATTATGCTTAATTGGCCCCGTTCGTCCCCTTGCGGAAGAATTTGCCCAGAAGAACGTCACGCTTTCCAGTCTTGAGATTGCTCCGGCTCACGATGTCACGGCAGCCGCGGGCGTGGTAGCGCACGAGCGTCATTGTCTTGGGATCCACTGCGATTATTGTTCCGACCGGAAGGCTCTTGATTTGCTTGCCAAGTTTCATTGCAACCGGATTCTCGCAGATGGTTTTCCACCCGTCAACATTTTTCTTGTTTTTTTTTCAGACGGTGGAATACTCCACCTGCATGAATGATTACAGCACCGCGCGCCTCCCCGCCTGGTTACTCTGGCAGGATCACCACCAAAAGATTGCGAGGATTGGATGATTGCATCCGATTTCAAACGGTGCGCTTGTGGCAATTTGATCGTTCTTGCCCATGGCGAGACTGAATGCGCAGTCTGCCATTTGAAGCGAGTCGGCTTGTGGGACGATGATGATGTTGACTCTGGAGTTGACTCTGGCGAAAAACAGGTTGAGAAGGAAACCGCGCAACCTGCTGTGGCAGTGGTGCCCCGGCCAGGACTCGAACCTGGGACCAATTGATTAAGAGTCACTTCATGCCCAAAACCATTACGAACCCTGCGCACTGTTGCGTTGAATTGCAAGGATTAACGTCCGCAAGACTCCGCCAAAGAAAGCCACAAAACCAACCATGTTGACTCTGGCGTTGACTCTGGATCCATGAAGCTGTTGGTCGCATGTGAAGAATCCGCCACCGTGCGCGACGAGTTTGCGCGCCGCGGTTGGGATGCCTACTCGTGTGACCTGATTCCCTCCCGTGGCGCTTCCGGTTCGCGCCGTCGCCATCTGGTTGGCGATGTCCGCAGCTTTCTATACGAGGGTTGGGACATGATGATTGCGCATCCTCCTTGCACCTATCTTAGCTCGTCCGGCCTGCACTGGAACAGCCGCGGCCGTGGCTTTGAACGCACTGAAGCCGCCCTTGATTTTGTCGCGCGTCTCATGCTCGCCCCCATACCCATGATCTGCATTGAGAATCCGCGCGGCTGCATTTCCACCAAACTGCGCCCGGCGGACCAGTGGATCCAGCCCTACGAGTTTGGAGAGGATGCCAGCAAGGAAACTGGGCTGTGGCTGAAAAATCTTCCCCCGCTCAAATTGGGTCGTCGAGTGGCCGGCCGGGTCGTCGAGTGGCCGGCCGGGTCGTCGAGTGGCCGGCCGGGTCGGGCAAGTTCGTTGAGCGTTGGTCTAACCAGACGGACAGTGGCCAGAACAATCTGCCGCCGTCCGATGATCGCGCGCTACTCCGGTCCGTCACCTACAAGGGGATTGCTGAAGCCATGGCCGAACAGTGGACCGCTCACTTTCTGTTTCACTCGGAAACTGAACCAAGCCTTTTTTTAGCATGATCACCCCGCTGCGCATCTACCGAATCATGCCGGTCCCGCACGAAACTGGACGCTACTGGGTCCCAAGCGAAAGCGAGCCGCAGGCCCCGCCGTTCCTCGTGGACCTGGACGACGACGGCACGCCGCATTGCAGTTGCCAAATCATCCACAACCGCACTGAGGCAAACGCCCAGTGCAAGCACATCCGCGCCGTATTGGAGTATCAAAAACTATGACCCTCATGTTTCAACCGCAGTTCTCGCCCATGATCCAGTCCGGCCGGAAATACCACACCGTCCGCCCGGTGCGCAAAGTGCCGCTCCGCATCGGTCAGCCGCTTTCCTTGCGCGTCTGGTCCGGCAAGCCCTACCGCTCCAAGCAAGTTGAATTTGCCACCGCCACCGTGATACGGGTTTCGCAGTTTTGGCTGGGACCAGCCGCCGAAATGAAGATTGACGGTCTGCTGCTCAATTGGGAGTCGCAAAACTACTTCGCCTGGCATGATGGCTTTTTGGATGCCATTGCACTGCGCTACTGGTTCACCAAAACCCACGGCCTGCCCTTTGTCGGACAGGTCATTTACTGGAACCTCCATGAAACTCGATGAAATCCAAGGCTCAACCACGTTCCGTAAACTCAACGCTGCCCTCCTTAGTGCTCTGGCTACCCGGCCGGCCCAAGGCACCGAACCAAGCCGGCGGAGTATCGGCCCGGATTGCCGCCTGGACGGCCCAGCGCCGCGCCTGGAATACCGCGTTACGATTATCCAGTGCCGCCATAGGCTCCTGGACAGCCATGATTCGCTCCCATTCTCAGTCAAACCAACCGTTGATCAAATCACCGCCTTCCTTGGCTACACCGATGACTCCGATCCCGGATTGCATTGGGAGTACGGGCAGGTCGTCAGCCAAAGCGAAGGCGTGATTGTGAAGATTCAACCGCTATGAACGTGCGCAACTTTGATAACCCACCACCCATCTGGGTGGCCCTGCTCTTTCAGGATGGACCGGCCAAGGGCATGATGGCCCGCCTGCCAGCGGCCATGCGCGTGGGGGATCATTACATCTTCACCGTGCCCGACCATGGCCGCGTGTGTTACGTCGCCACCACTACCGCCGTGCCCATCGGCAACGATCCGCTGCGCCTGTCGCAATCCCTCAAGCAAGAGACAAACATTGACCGGGCTGGTAAATTCATGCCATGAAACCGCCACCACCACCTGAAAAAATACTCGTGTTTATCCTTGGGTGTCTGCTCATTCCCGCCGTAATGTGGTGTTTCTACGGCGTGTTCCTGCTGATTGACCGTTATCTATTCCGGCTCTGACTTTCCACCACCTGACGCAGTAAAGCGGGGTTTGGATTGGGCCGGTTGCCCTTGCGCGGGAATAACTGCCGCTCCCGGCCGTCCAGTGCCTTGATCCGGTTGTAATACTTCGTCGCCAGTTCCAACTCGATCCTTTGCCGATTACTCAGCGTGTTGAGATATTCCTTGCGCTCGCTTTCGTTAAGGTCCGCCAATGGCGCTTGGTTTCGGATGCTCGCGTCCAGCCGTTCCGATGTGTAGCCAAAGGCCAGCAACCGACCATAAAACCGTTCTGCTGCCGCCACGTCGCCGCGGTAAATTGCCTTTCGGAAATTGCGCAACGCCAGCGCCTCCGGTGCCGTGTAGCTGCCCGACTCGTAGCGTTTGCCCGTGCGGCTTTCCTTCCAGTCGCTGGCATCCTCGCGCGCCTCGTAGTACGCCCATTGTTCCGGGTCGCGCCGGCGCACTTGCAGGATGATCTGTTGCAATTGCTCCGCCGCCGGCTGGGCGTAAAAGTCCTGGTCAAACGCACCGCGCAACACGTTCATCGCCCGGTCATCCGTCAGCGTGCCCACCAGCCGCCACCAGCGTTCACTCTCGGGAATGGTGCGCTGGTCCGTCACATCCGGGAAGGTGCTCATGCCGCTAATCGCCTCATACGGCGCCTTGCCCAGCGGGCCCACGCTCTGTGCCGCCTTGTTCAATACATCAATTGGCAGTTGCTTGGCGTAATCGCTGATGAACTGTTCCAGGGTGATCTGGCCGCGCATCCATTCCATGAACAGCCGCTTCATGTTCTGGCCGCCGGTCCACTCCGCCACGTCGCTGAAGGCGCTCGGCGTGTAAGCCACCATGACCTGGCCCTTGCTGTCCTTGCCCAGAATCAAATGTCCGCGCCGGCGGTCCTGCTCGCTCAACTTGGCTTCCAGGTCATCGTCATCATCCCACAAGCCCAGGGCCACGCCGCCAAACTGATTCCATAGCTCCTTGGCAATGCCCACGGCAATCAGCGTGCTGATCACCCGCACGCCGGCATAGCGCAGTGCCGCCTGCCGGCTGGTCGCCCCGGGCACACCGCGCAATCCGTCTGAAATGTTCCTGAGTTGATTCGCGTGATAACGAAAATTCACATCCTGCCAACTCCAGAACGGCACAGCGTATTGCCGCAACCATTGGCCGGCCACGCCCAAGCTATTGTAATCGCCAAACGTCTTGAGGCTGATTTCCGCCGCCTTGGCGAACACCAGTTCGTCGCCCTCGAGCATCTTGCGCTGGCCGGTCACTTCCTCGCCCAGCGCCTCGATGTCGCCATGGAACGCCCCGGCGTACACTGGTTCCTTGCCCGCGCGCAACCGTTCCACATCGGCCAGGAATTTGGCATAGCGAAACACCCCTTCCCGGAATTTGCTACCGCGCATGGGCCGCTCGAGCACGCTGCGGATATTGTCCCAGCGGTTTGCGCCCGGAGTCAGGAACGGCTTGAACTGGGGCAGCT